ATCTTTTCCATACAATAGAGTTTTAGCAATTGGCAGTTATATTTTTCCATATCAACTTCCTCAATCAGTTCGAATAAAGGGAGTATGGGGATTTTCAGCAATTCCTGATCAAATAAATATGGCAACTTTAATTCAATCATCACGATTATTTGGGCGCAGGCAATCACCATTTGGAATTGCTGGTAGCCCTGAGATGGGAACAGTTAGATTATATTCTCGCCTCGATGCTGATGTTGAGGTTTTACTTCGCCCATTCCGAAAGAATGGCGGCTTGGCTAAGTGATTCCAAGCAATGTTAGAGATGGTTTAAAAACTCGCCTTCAAACAATAACTGGGCTTAGAGTGTATGATTTAATTCCAGATACAGTTACACCACCAGCAGCAGTTGTTGGTCAATTAGATTTCACCTTCGATATAAACAATGCGCGAGGTTTAGACCAAGCCAATTGCGATGTCTTGGTGATTGTTCAACGCCTATCAGAAAGAGTAGCCCAAGATAAGTTAGATGCTTTTCTAGCAGGATCAGGCGCTGGCTCAATAAAGGCCGCAATTGAAGGCGATAGAACTTTAGGTGGAGCAGTAAATACACTTAGAGTTATCAGCGCTGAAGGTGGAACTTATGATTCTGCTGGCAGTTTATTCCTATCTTATAGATACCGCCTCACACTTTGGGGTTAAGGAGAAAAAATGTCTTATATCATTACCTCAGAATTAGAGGTTTGTAACAAAAAAAAGGGTGATCCAATCACCGAAAAAGAATTGCTTAATGCAGAAGCCAACATAGATGCACTTATTGCTGGCAACCACATTAAGGCAAATGGGGGAACAACCAAACCAGCAATCCAAGAAGGAGCCGACAAATAATGGCAAGAATCGTATTAACCGATGCGAAGGTTACGATAAATTCAGTAAACCTTTCATCATATATCTCAAGCGTAACTTTAAATCAATCAAGTGATGTAGTAGAAACAACAGGGTTTTCATCAACTGCGGCAAGAACTCGCGTTGCTGGTTTGCAAGATAATTCAGTAACCATCGAGTTTTTCCAAGATTTTGCAACATCCCTAGTTGAACAAACAATTTATCCATTGCTTGGAACTACTACTTCAGTTGTAGTATTACCAACATCATCAGCAGCAAGCGCAACAAATCCTTCATATACTTTCACTGCTCTAGTTTCAGAATGGCAACCACTATCAGGCGCAGTTGGTGAATTATCAACCGCATCTGTTACTTGGCCAATCTCTGGCGCTATCACTAAGGCGGTTGCCTAATGCCAAGAATAGTATTAACTAACGCTTCAGTTACTTTCGCAAGCACCGATGTTTCAAGTTATGTAAGTTCAATAACTTTAAGCACTTCACTAGATGTAGTAGATACAACATCTTTTGGAAACACCTCACGCACTAGAGTTGCGGGATTAGCCGATAATCAGGTAACAATTGAATTTTTCCAGGATTTCGGTTCTGGACTTCTTGAATCAATTGTTTATCCTACAATTGGAACTTCTGCTGCAATGGTAATTAAGCCAGTAGCAGGAACTACAACTGCAACAAATCCATCATATTCATTCAACGCTTTAGTTTCAGAATGGCAGCCACTTTCTGGAGCCGTCGGTGAATTAAGTACAGCAAGTGTTACCTGGCCAATATCAGGTGCAATAACAAAAGCAACATCATAACTAACTAGGGGGAAATAAAATGGATGGACTATCACTAAAGATAAAAACTAACGATGGTGTAGATGCAACTTATGTATTGCGGCCTCGCACCATCGTTGCTTTTGAACAAAAGTTTGGTAAAGGATTGGCAAAATTGTTTGCAGAGGATCAAAAGATGGAACACATCTACTTCCTTGCTTGGCAATCTTTAAGAGATAATGGCCGAGTTGTAAAACCTTTTGGCCCAGAGTTCTTAGATACACTTGAATCTGTTGAAATGGTTTCTGACCCAAATTCAGAATCCACCGAGATAGCCTAACCTTTGCAATTGCAACGGCCTCGGTGGAGTTGGGCATCTCTCCTATTGATTTGATAGATGCCCCTGATGGTGTCTTAGAAGCAATGTTCGCTTATCTAAAGGAAAGAGCAAAGGCAAATAAATATGGCCGATGAGGTTATCGTTTTAACAGGTATCAAAGAAACGCAAGATGCCTTAAAACAATTTGATAAAGCAGCGGCCAGAAAATTTAACAAAGTAATTAATGATGAATTAACTAGGGCTGAGCGATCAGCAGATAATTTAGTTGTTCAATTTACTAATCCTGTTTATGGAACACCAATGCGCGGCTGGCGTAAAACTCCAGCCGCTAATCCAAGAACTCGCGGTGGCGCAGGCTGGCCAGCCTGGGATGTTTCCACAATTCAGGCAGGCATTGCCAAAAGCAAAGCGCAGGGTAAAGTTCGCGGCGATTACACTACCAGCGCAGGTGCGTTAGTTAATAAGAGCGCTGCTGGAGCAATATTTGAAGTTGCGGGCAGGCGTGGCAACGCATCAAGAAATCAATTTATTAGATATTTAAGCAATTCATTTGGCAAAGCCTCCCGCCTTATTTGGGCAGTTGTTGATAAAGACAAAGATGAAATTCAAAGGCGAGTTGCAGCAGCCTTAGAGGATGCTAAAAAAACATTACAAACTAATTTGAATAGTAGGAGATGAGATGGCAACTGGCGCAATTATTGCTCGGATTATCACCCAATACTCCGCTAAAGGTTCAAAGCAGGCTCAAAAAGATATAACAAATCTTGGCAAACAATTTGATAAATTTGCTAAAAGATCAGCCTTAGCCTTTGCCGCAGCAGGTGCTGCTGTTGGTGCGTTCACTCTCAAAGTAGGAACTGATGCAGTTCGTGCTGCTATGGAGGATCAAAAGAGCCAAGCATTACTTGCTTCCACCTTAAGAAATACTGTTGGTGCAACAGATGCAGTTATTGCAAGCACTGAGGATTACATAACTTTATTACAAAAAGAAGTTTCTGTTTCCGATGATGAGTTGAGGCCCGCGCTGGCTACCCTAGCCAGGGCAACTGGCGATGTTGCCTCCGCTCAATCTTTATTAGGAACCGCCTTAAATATTTCGGCTGGAACAGGAAAAGATTTAGCCTCTGTTTCCTTAGCATTAAGTAAAGCGGTAAATGGCAATCTTGGTGCGCTTACTAGATTAGGCGTTCCGCTTGATAAAAATATAATTAAATCAGGCAATTTAAATGCCGTATTAGAAAGCCTAAATGATACTTTTAAAGATCAGGCTAATATTCGTGCCAAAACTTTAGAGTTTAGATTAAAAGGTTTAAACATTGCCTATGGTGAAGTTCTTGAAACATTAGGTTATGCGCTATTACCTGTAATTGAACAATTTGCTGATGTTGTTTCAACTAAAGTTTTGCCTCAATTAGAGGCTTGGATTAATGCCAATAAAGATGATTTGGCTGCTGGATTAGAAAAAATCCTAAAACAAATTCCTCAATTAATTACTCAAGTATTTAATTTATTTGATTATATCCAACGCAATCTTGGCACTATTAAAGTTCTTAGTGCATTATTAATAAGCACATTTGCCGCAACTAAAGTTTATGCTGGAGTAATTGCCCTAACTGGTGCAATCAATATTTTAACTGCCGCATTTGGCAAGCAGGCAGTGGCAGCCACCGCAGCAGGTACCGCTACCGCATTTGCAACAGGTGGTGCCTCAGCCTTAGCAGCAGCGGCAGCAATCGCCACATTTACTACCGCAGCCTTAGTTGCCTATAAGCAATTAAATAAAAATAATGATGCAATTGATGCTCAGAATGTAAAGATCAGGGCATTAACTCCTGGCTGGGGAAATGTTTATGGCGCACCTGGAGTAAAGAACGCTGAAAAAGTTGTTGTTGCTACTGGTAAAATAGTAGGTAATACTGCAAAACTAACTGCTGAGCAAAAGAAACAACTTGCAAGCCAAGAAGCCTTAAATAAATTAAAGGCAATGGGTGTTACACCTACATCTGAAACTGATCCTATTCAACTTGAGGCAGTTAGATTAAACCTTCTTAAAGAACAAAATCTTGCTCAAAAAGCAATGTATGATCAATTGCTTGCCAATTATGAGGCAACTAATCGTATGAATATTGCAGCGCAACGATACGCTGATATTTTGATGGTTATTTCAGATAGTAAGATTTCTCAAGAGGAAGTAAACCTTCTTGCTAGCAAGTGGAATCTAACTAATTATGAAGTGGTTAAATACATTGCTTCAGTTACTGGCAATGTAAATTTAGGTTCAGGATGGGATGCAGCGGGATTAGCCGCAGCCGATGGTTGGAAAAAAGCCTTAGAGGAATTAAATAAGTACCTTGAGGCGGTTGGTAAAGAAAACTTTATCGCTAAGCAGAATGTGCCTACAATGAAAAATTATGAGGCCATTTTTGCGCCTAATATACAACAATTGCAAGCAGCAACTAAAACCATTCTTACTTTGCAAGAAAAGGTTGCTAATACAAATAAAATTCCTGATACACCTACCGCAAATACATTTGGGCAATCAATGACCACATTACCTGATTATTTAGCCTATCGTGCTGGTGAGCGTGCCTCAGTAAATGTAACTGTTAATAATGCTGGTAGTGCTATTACCACTAATGATTTAACTGAAACAGTTAGAAATGGTATTTTAGCAGGTCAAACATCTGGTAGATCAATTAACGCTAGAGTTTTGGATTTGTAATGCCAGG